ATCTGCAAGCGCTTTCAACAGGTTCAATACCACCACCTGCTTAGGGAAAGCATAAGTAGAAATGTCAATTAACCACCGCCCCAAAACATTATCATTGTACCCATTGCAGTACAGATAAAGCGGGAAAGCCGTTCCCCTATCGAAAAGAATACGGGGCTGTGATGCGCGATAGGCATAGTAATCAGAAATAGCCGTATCCATTGCCACGCGGTCAACAGGCCAATAAGCAGCGATCTTTTCTTGGCAGGTAGCCAAAAAGTCAACAGGTGCGCCATTGGTAGCCCCATAGCAAGCATCCACCATATCAAGAAATGCTTCAAGCTTTGCGGCTATTTCAGACACCGCCCCGAAGCGGCTACTTTCCGTTTCATCAATCGGGGTCAAGGGGTCATCTTCGGGCAAGGTCACGGGGTCACTTGTCACGGGGTCACTTACGCCCCCGTCCGCGTCCACCACAATATTAGTAGTGCGCCCCGATACTACTTGCTTGGCTATATCGTTCCAAGCATCATAGATAGACCGCTTGTTTGCATCATAGTATTCTTCGGGTGTCATCAGAAAATCTCCTTGATTTTGCATTAGACGGTATTCAATATCACCAATGAAGCTTTGAAGCTCACCGCTTGAAAGCCCCAAGTTTACCCACCGCGTTTCCCATTTCTGATATTCAAGCAGCATAAGCAAGACGGCTACTTGCTGCTGATTAAGCGGCTTCAACTCATAATCCACCGCGTCCATATCGGCTATTTCAAGCCAATCTATAACGTGACCTTTCCACCGCTTGTCTGTTACCCTTGCCATGTATCACCCCGCTACAATTGCCCATTTTACGGCTAAATACGGGGGCATATTGTTATGGGGTTCATTGCCCCCCGTATTGTGAATAGAGATACTTTCAAAGCTTGTCAGAGAAGCGGACGGGGTAGCGCTTGGAACGGGTGCGCCTGTGCCAAAATCCGCAAGGCTTGGCAAGGCTGTAATCTCAGTATGCGCGTGGGGGTCATTGGTATGACTATGAAGGGGCATTTCATCCACCGTTAGCAGGTGGTTTCTTTCGCCCCCCATATCATTCACAGGAAAGATAGACCCCGCCCCAAGCGGAAAGCGGTCTTGAAGGTTAGGCACAAAGAAGCTCACCGCGTCCAAGATATAAACGGGGTCAATTGCATCATAGAGAAGCGGATAATCCGCCCGAAGATATACCGCCCCGTCACAGGGTAGCATGTTAAGCCCCGAAATTGACCCCATAACATGAGGCAAAATAGCCCCTACAAGCGGCTTCATAAGCTCATACTCCAATAGTCCAATGGCCTTAGAAATATCATCCCATTGCCCGTCTGTGACTTCGTTTTCACCGTCAAACCAAAGACGGCGGTCATTGTAAAAATTGCTACAAGCATAAACAATAATCGCCCCGACATTGGTCAGAGCGATTATGTTTGTCTCAGGAAACGAAAGAGCTTGAATTTCGTCCCATTGGAAACGGCTAGGCAAGCTCATGAAAAGCCTAGCGGCTACGAAGCCCCGACTTGCTTGAAACCTTGCGCCCTTCAAGCAGGTATTCAAGGCTTTCACCGTCCGAAATGAAGCAAGACCCCGCTTCGCGGAATAAATCGGTGTAGGCAATCACGGCGGGGTCACCAACGTCCAAGACCTTATTCATCTTGCCCGTTGTCGCCACGAAGATGTTTTCATTCGGGGCTTCAATATCAAGGGTCTCTTTTTCGGGGCTGTCTTTCAATTGGTAAGACACCCGCGCCTTGATTTGAATTTCGCCAGCAGCAGGAATACCAATGCTGTCGTTCCAATAGCGCTTGCCGCAATGAAAGCCTGTGACCACCGTTTGAGAAACGGCTTCATATTTCGTGCGAATATCCAAAGCGGCTACTAAAGCGTCCGCTTCGTTGTCCGCCCGAAGCTCATACGTCTTGGTCACGGTGTCAAGATTGCGGTCTTGCGCGGTGAGAGTTAGGAAATAGCCGAGGCCATTGCCGCCCGATCAGCCCTGAGCGCTGGCGATGCTGTGGATGCGCAGCGGTATCGGTGGCTTGCTGACTGCAACAACTACTACGAAGCAATCACGCTTATTTCTGACGGCTCGTTGACAGCAGATGCACTAGGTAAGGCCATTGACGCAGCCATGCGAAAGGACAAGCCATGAGCGCAGATCGAGAACTGTTGGAGTTGGCAGCTAAGGCTGCTGGAGTTGACTACGACCCAGAAAAGAGCTTTCCAAAGAAGCCTAGCGGGGTGTTTTTCGGCCTATGGCTGAATATCAAAGGCGAACCATACGAGGGCCAGCCTAGACGCTGGAACCCACTCAAAGACGATGGCGATGCACTACGGCTGGCGTCCACGCTGAAGCTCAACATCATGCAGGGCGAATTCAGCGTTGCTGTAGGTGACGAGGACGAGATTGATGAGGCGGCATTTGTGCCAGACGAATCTCAGCGCCTGTTTGCGATCCGCGAATCCATCGTCCGCGCAGCCGCTGAACTCGGAAAGGCCATGCCATGACCTCACGCAGAGCCCGCGAACGCGCCAACGCCAGGCCATGGGAGCAAGACCCAGAGCCGGACGACCACCAGCACGCCGGAGACTTCCCAGAGCGTGACGACGCTGATCAGCCAGATCGCTGCCCCAACACTGATGACATCAAGCAAGATTAGGGAAATTATCATGCAGCGATAACTTCCGGATGGCATCAGATATGGCTAGAATCACAGCGTTGCACGTTCTGGCGCAAGCCTAGTGCTGACACCCGGAAAGACGGGGCCTTCACATCAGCGGCGGCGTGGATAGCAAGATGGCGCAAGCCGGAAGCAACAGAGACACGCACCACAGACAAAAAGCACCTGTTCGATTCAGGTGGGTAGATTGGAGTTGTGGCCCTGTCGGGACTTATCCGGGGTACACGATTGGGAGTGGCGCTAGACGGCCACGAGCAGGAGTTGTGCCCTGCCCGCTGATGTGAAGGTCAAGAGCATGAGCCGGTCACTGCGTAGCGGGGGCCGATTCTCTCAGGGTTGCGGGATCGTGGCCGCCTTCAATTATTTGGCTTTATCTTCTCCGCGATAATTACCAAGCGCAGCAGTCCGGCACTTGTTGTATTGGCCTGCAACTTCCACCAGTTTGCGCACAGTCGCACCAAACGATGGATCAGTCAGCGGGGCCAGATTCGGGCAACTCGCCAGCACCAGCGGGCTGGATGGCGGCATTGATGTCGCGCATGACGCCAGGATCATTGACGCAATCACGGTAAACAGGCTTTTCAACAGTCTCATGCGTGACCCTTTGAACAATGGTTTGCTGCTTTACGTCAATCTGTGCGATGGCCTTAGCCGCAGCATCTAACGCTTTGTCCTGCGCTTCTTTGGTGGCGATGATGGATCGATCCCACTCAGCTTGCTTCAGTCGATTTCCGACGAATCCACCAGCACCAGCGACAACGCACAGAGCCAGGATGATGGCGAGGATTTCTCTCATGCGCCAACCTCGATGGTGATTGGCTCCCCGCGATTCTTGGCTGAACACAGTTTGCCCATGAGCATGGCAAAGGCTGCGCGGCTTTCAAGGATCACGTTCTTACCCTTGCCTTGCCCAACCAGAATGCAGCCTTCTGTGTCGCTCGCCGTATTCCCTGGATGAATCCGAATGCCGATGAAGTTCTGCACCCCAATCAGCAAAGGCAAGTCGCGTTTGAATCGTGGGCTGTAGGTGATGTCAACCTGATATGTCCCGGCTGGAATGGCTGTTTCACCATACACCTTTACGCCATCAGACCTTACTACGTCCTCAAGCGTCCAGCATTCATGCTTGCCATCAACCAATAGTTCCCCGATTGTGCAGGTCTTCCCGCATTCCGTCCGCTTCAGTTCTAGTTTCATTGGAAAACCTCGCAACCTTTTGGGCGACACCCAAGGCAAAGACAAGCAACGACACAGACAACAGGGAGCATGCTGGAGAAACGCTATGCGTGTCAATCACATGACTTAGCAGCGAAACCATAGCAAGCGCTATCCCCGCCATGCCAAATCGCTGCAACGTGTTGTCTGAATATGATCGGTGAAACGTGCCGATCACGCACAGGGCCGCAACCCCAACCAAAGATAGAACACTGATGACCCACATGGCATTTACCCGTTCAGACGCTTGCTGATCCACTCTTGAATGATCTGCCCGAGTGGTAAAGACTGCAAGACCTCGAACACCTTGTTAACTAGCGCCATCGAAAACAACCCGATGAATAGCCCGCAAACGCCCTCATTGAGCGTCAGATGCTTTGCCAGTACTGGTGATGCGTAGTAGGCCACAAACGAGCCTGCCGCCCACAACGCAGCCCCTCGCGCCTTTGACTCCCTCAACCACAACAAAGCGATAAGGGAGCCACCAGCGCCAGGGAGCGCGTTCAATACTTCTGGTGGAACGTGATCTTGCATGACAGTTTTCGCTTGATTTTGAGTTCTAGTAAATCACCCTGAGTGGTGTGGTTGCATTGGTTTTACGCGCTGGTTCCACAGTTAAACAATCTCATACTCAATGACTGCATCACAACCAACATGGACAGCCCAGCTGCCACACCAGCACCGGCACCCAACATCGCGGCGCCGCCTGCACCCGTCGCAGCCTGTGATGCCGCACTCGCAGCACCCGCCGCCCCAGATTCAAACGCCATTTGTCTATCCATTTCAAAACTCTTGACGGCCAAGATGATCCCGCGCCTCTGCCGCTCGATGCACGGGAGTTCTAGTAAATCGCCCTGATTGGGGTTACCGCTTGCTCAACTTACTCAGCCAGCGCTTTCCGACTTAGAACACCATCGACACGCATACCGCAACAGTTACGCTGCGGCCTGCGCTAAATGACGCATCTGTCGCGAGGTTGATGTGTATTGCTGCATTTGTGGCCAGGTGGATTACTCTTGTGTTCCCGACTGGTAGCGCCATCGCCTGACTATTGCCGTTAGTTATATCGCATCCAAGCGTTTGTGTTCCGCCGCCCGTGGTGGCCCCACCAACATCCATTGTTATTGTTGCCGTGCCTCCGTGGCTTGTGCCATCCACGGTCGCCTTCATCCACTCAACAACAAAATCACCAGCTAGAGTTAATCCACCAAATACTCCGTTTCGTGGTTGCGCATCTAAGTTTGCGGACGCGCCAGGAGAAGCGAAAGTAAAGGTCAGAATCTGTTTGTTTGCGCCAAACCAGTTATTTTTAACGCTGCCTGAGTAGTCAACAACGTATTGCCCAGAACCGAGTGATTCGACAGATTGAAACAGAAACTCATTGCCATCAGCGCCAGGTGAGGCATAAATCCAATCCGGGTTAAGCGATGAGAGGCCCTCTCCACGAAGATTGACGAACTTGTTTTTACTGCACGTTAGCGCAAAAATTGAATATTGACTTGTGGCGTCAGGAACCATTGACCACGGCTCATTTAGCGTTAATCTAGTGCCTGTATTGGTTCTAATTGTCCTAACCTGCCCGGAGCCCGTCCCTCCCGTTATTTGCACAGCCCCGTTCACGAAGGCTGCCGATGTCCACGCTTTACCTGTATCGTTCAGTGTGATGTCGGAATTGGTGCCGGTTGATGTTCCTGTATCTAATGCTGACTCGCCGCCCAACACAAAATAACCACCATCAATGCTTTCTGCGCTGATGTTGTTGAACAAATTACCCTGACCGGACCGAATGTCAGCCAATACCGCAAGGTTTGCCGCCCTTGTAATTGGGCCAATTGTGTTAGCGTTTGGGCCGTTACTTCCACCAGCAAACAAGCCGCCGCGAAATTTGAACGCTGTTTGTGTGCGATCCGTCCCGCCAAATAATCCAGTTGACAAAATTCGGTTGTAATAAGGTGCAGTCCCAGCATTACCCTGGCCGTAGTATAAAGATGCCCCAACACGATGGCACTCTATCTCCAAATCGAACGTGGAATAAGCGAAAGATGTTAGATCCACCACTATGCTTGGATCTGTCGCCGCATTACCAGATGTGACCACCTCGAAATCAGTAAATGAGCATGATTCATACTGTGCGAGTGACGTTGTAGAGTTTGCGTCTCCTGCAAAAACAGTACCGCCAGATGCGTTTACATACTTATATTTGCTACATGCAAATCCTTGTCCTTTGATGTGTACCCCGTTTTTTCCTGGATAAAACAGCGTTGTCGCGTAAGTTGTCCCGATTGGTAATCGGACCTTGACGCCACCAGACCTTGAATCCACGGCTGCCCGCAGGTACGGCACCAAGTCTGTTGTTATGGTGCCGTCTGCAATGCTAGCGTGCAGATCTGTTGGTACAAAATCCAGCAACTCCACGGTGCCCGTTGCGCGATCAGCGAGCGAGCGCGCCACAGCCCCAGCGCCGGTTTGCACCCAGGCAACAATCTTTTTTAGCCAGTATCCAACAGTGCCGCTTACATAAACGAGTGACGACAGAAATCCCACCATCCCCGCACCTTTGTCGGCGTCTGATGTGCTGGCTAGGTCAGCGCGGATGGCATCCTCAACAGGGTCAGCCCGGCGCGTCCAAATGGTTGCGCCAGTCGAATCTTTCAGCGTGATGTCATAACTGCCAGCCGCCAAATAAAGCGAAGCAGGCAACTCACCACGCGCATTCAAGCCAATGTACTGACCGCCGATACCATCACTCGTGTAAGTGTGAGCAATCGACCCGGCTTTGTCTGTGTACGCCGTTTTGTGGGTTGTGGTTCCCTGCGCGTATGTGTAGACTCGTCCACCTACCAAGGGGGCGCCAAGGTCTGTGAATTCTTGCAGGCTGAAAACGCCCGATAGGCTTGCTGTCATTTCATGTCTCCGGCGCCGTCTCGGCGTTAAGAGGTCAAATCAAAGAGGGATCAGATGGAATTTGTCATCATCAAGTTCTGTGTCATGGCAGTGTTCAAGTTCTTCCATGGTCTGATCTACACATACGTCACCGGTCTCCCGCTAGAAGCGGAGCCGCACGATAAGTGATGCGCTGTCCAGTGGGATCAATGAGCGCCGACAAGGCGTTCGGTTTCACGTCACGCGAAGCATAACGCTGCATCGGTTTTGAGAGAATCGCACCGCGTGCTGCTGGGCGAGCAGCAAGTGAAGCAAGCGCAAGCGGGTTGGATGTGGCGGCCCCAAGCGCACCAGAAGCGAAGATGTCGAGAGGACTGATCGCCTTGGGGGCTTCTTTCAGTGCCTGTGTGGCCTTGGGGAAGGCTTGTCCAGCTTTCGCGGCTTCCAGCAGATCACCAGACAGCGCTTTTCCCTTCGCTAGCTCCTTGGCTAGGGTAGCCGCTGAAACGTCGCCCGTGGACCCGTTAAGAGCCTTCTCGACCGTGTAGGATTTGGCGATCTGAACACGCGCAGCCTTGAGTGCATCCAACAGGTCAGATTGCCCCATGCCTTTGAGCTTGTCTTGCAAGAAGGTGTCAATCTGCTTTGAGTCATTCGCCGCAGCCTTGGCCTTTGCCAGCGTTTCAGGGTTCGCGTCACGCCCGTAAGCGCGATACCACGCAGTTGCATCTGCGTTGGACTGCTTCCACGCCCGCACCAGTTCAGCCGCATCAACCTCAGACTTTGGCGCCATGGTGAGCTTGTCAGTGCCCGATACCACGTTGACGCTTGATGGCAGTTCGCTCGCCCGTGCTGGGATCTTGCCAAGCGACGACACAGCACCGTAGGCCTCACCAGCTTTGGCGCGGATGGCGTCGAGTGCATCGGTAGTGATTGGCGCGTCAGCAGTCATCCCCAACTCTTTACGAACCAGGTTGTTTGTCACCGCTTGGTTTTTGGCGCTGGCAACCTGAGCCGTCTTGATCTTGCCCGACAAGCCGCCAAGGGTCTCTGTGAATATGCCTTGCGGCTGAATGTCGCTCGGCGGGATGACGTACCCGGCCTTTTGAGCCTCACGGGCTGCGGCCAGCGTTTGCGGGTTCGCGTCACCGGGTCGGATCGCCTTCCCAACAGCAGAGCCAGCCTTTCCGATCAGAGTCAAAGCAGGTGGGGCTACAGCGCCAATCAAAGCGCCCTGCCCTGCATGCCCGGGGTCGATAAGCGCAGTAGATGCGCCACCCGTGATGCCGCCTCCAATGGCGCGGGTCAGCAGGTTACCGCCTTGAGCGCCCGAAGTTTCGACAGCCCGGATGACGTTGGCGCCAGTCTTGGTGGCAGCGACCCCGGGGGCAGCGTATCGCGCCACCTTTGCCAGCGCGCCCCCCACAGGAGCCGTCACGATCAGGTCAGAGGCCAAAGCCCCCGCGCTATTGCTGAGTGGGTTCGCGTCGGCATATGGCTTGTTCTCTGCTGAGAGACGCGATTGCCCACTCTCCGCATCATCTACCAGCCATTGCCCAGCCCTGCCCATGGTGCTTGTCGGCTTGCCCGTGACAAGTGTTGCAACACCTCGACCGTTGACGGCTTCATCTACAGCCTTGATGCCCTTACCGACAAGCTTCTGACCGGCCAGCACAGTATTGCCAAAGCGAGCACCCACCCCGGCGCCGATGCTTGAGAGCAAGCCGGGGATTGTTTCAGAATTTGGCGAGCCAGCGTCAGGCGTCTTGCCATACTTAGCCCAAGGCCCATCCTGCGAGGATGGCTGCGCATACTTTTCCCAAGGTCCAGCCATTACTTCACCTTTTCCCAGTTGTTGCGATCTGCCGGATTCCCGCCTTTAAAGCGATGCCCGTCTTCAATGGTTCCGGCCTTAGGGGCTTGTCCTGATGTTTGTGTTGCACCGCCGCGTGGCTTCAGTTGGCTAGAAGTCTGGGCAACGCCGCTCATGATGCGATCAAGCTCTGCCGCCTGCGTATCAAGCGCATTGTTAGATGTGATAACACCCTTGATCGAACGCGGGTCAGTCACGACACTTTGCAGAATGTCGAAGTCTGGGCCGTTAAGCACGCCGAGGTTGTAGGCTTCCTTTGCCTGCAACATCATGTTGTTGTACTTTGTACCCATCATGGCGCGTTGGTCTGGCTTGACTGCATCCAATGTACCAAACGTCTTCAATGCCTCTCGATACTCGCGAATCGCATTGCTCAGATTTTGGGTGCCGACCACCTGCTTTTGCTGCGACTCTGGAAGCTTGTCGCCAGGGCCACCAGGAATTGCCTCAAGGGTGCCTTCACCTTTCCAGCGATAGCCAGGAGGCGGCTTACCCCCCGCCTGAATCTCTGCAGCTTTTAAGCTGTTTCCTTCTTTTGCTCTGGCATCAACCATTTTTTGGCCGCGCACTTGGATGCCTTCTGACGACTTGTTGTGTCTGGCAACTTCAGCTTGTTGGGCTTGTAAGCGCTGCTGCTCCATAAACTTCTCCATGCCCATGCCAGCGTTGGACCGCCAGCTTTGGAACAATTTCGGATCAGTCGGGATGCGTTGCACAGCTTGCTCATAAGGGCCGAGCGCCTGCATGTGATCCTTCAAAACAGGGTCAGCATATTGGGCCTGCAACCATCGTGCAGCGCCTTCTGGCGTATCGATGTAGTCAAGCGCGCCTCGATAGCGCTTGATCGTCTCATCCATTACCTTCGATGTTTTCTCTGACACTTCCGCGCCGGTTTTCTGCTTTTCAAGACCTTGCTTTTCCAGCGCGTCAGCCTGCTGCATCAAAGCAGGGCGGCCAGAGTTGCGCAGCGATGCCACACGCTGATCAATGGTTGTGTCTGCCCCCCAAGTGGCGGCCAAACTTTGCAGTGCGT